ATAAATATCAAGTGTTGTTTTAATAGATGAATGACCTAACAAATATTGACAAGTTTTAATATCCACGCCTGCATAAAATAAGTCTGTTGCATATGTGTGACGTAAATGGTGAGCTGTTATTTCATTGATAGGAATTTTTGATACTGAATTCATTTTCCGTATAATCTGTTTCCACATATTTTGATATGATGTTTTTGTTACAAGGGTATGATTTCTTGATGAAAATAAAAACATTCCCTTTACATTTGTTTTAATATACTCTTTTAAAACACTTTCTAATTTATTTGTTATAGGAATATCTCTCACTCCGGCCAGCGTTTTTGTTGTTCCTTTCAGCTCCGGAGTATTATTATCATTATATATTACTGTATTAGATATATGCAAAATTCCATTTTTAAAATCAATATCATTTCTTTTTAAGGCCAACGCTTCTCCTCGTCGCAACCCGGCATATAAGCATAAATATACAAATGTTCGTTCTTTTGCCGAAAAATCCGCTTTTTCTATTGCTTCACGTTCCTGTTCATTAAGTTGACGCCGTTTTTTTGGCTCTTGCGTGGAAAATGAAACACCTAGCATTAAATCTTTAAAAATAAGTTCATTTATCATTGCTTGCTTAATAATCTGCTTTAAGATTTTAATAGTCAAACTCACGCTTGTTGTAAGTTCATTGATGGTTTTTTGTATATTAACTGTTTTTAATTTGCTGAGTTTAATGTTATGAAGCGGTTTAAGTTGAATGTCAATTATGCTTTTGTATCTTTTCCTAGTACGTGTTGTAACATTTGTTTTATAGGTATCAAGCCAGTTGTTTGCCCATTCTTTAAAAGTTAGGTTTTGGTCATCAACAACAATTCCGCGATCAAGATTATATTTAAATGTATTTATTTTTTTCTCAAGTTCAGGAATTGTTTTGGCGTAAATATTTTTAAATTTTTGTTTTCCGTTTTCGTCAAATCCAGTTTGAATTTGCACAAGATAACGTCCGTCACTTCGTTTTTTATACTTTGCTCTTGCCATAAAAATAACGCTCCTTTTTGTGTATTATAAATTGACACAAAGGAGTGTATATGTTATAATAATTAATAGCATCTATGTACACTCCTGTGTATATTTTAGTCCTGGTGTTGGTAGCACCGGGGCTTTTTTTATTCTAAATCAAAACATGTCGGGCACGGATTATAATTAAGCTGTTTGGCGGTGTATAAGTCTAACACCTCAACATCTATTTCGTCTATTATTTCTGGACAAGTGGGACCGTGATATACAGTCTCACTGTCTCTTATGTATACTAACACATCTTTTTCTTCATCAAGTTTCTTTTCCTTCAAACCCTGAATAATGCTCTTTATCCTTTGAAATCTCATCTTATTTTCGCGCTTGTATTTACGCAAAAATGGCATAAATAATTCCAAAAGCTGAATATCGGGGTCGGCATACAATTGAGCGTATACGTCATAATACTGATGTATTTTATGCGGAGGTATTTGGCACAATGCGCTTATCTGTCTTACATCATATACCCCTAAATATCCAACTATAACGGGTGGTGACATTATTAATAATGTTAATATCTCTATATCACGTATATCGGAGGATTTGAGTATTTTTTCACAAAATCTACGTATAAGCATATAATTGCTATATGCAATAGTATCGTTGTATATTAATGTGCTATTTTCTTTTGCTCCGAGCAATGTTGTTTTTCTGTCTGCTATTAGATATTTTAAATCATTTTCAACATCTGTTAATTTCTCGGGTTTTACATCATAATAAGATAGTAATTTATGGCTATCTACCGGAAGGCTGCTAATTTGAGCGCCTTTTAAAATTTTGTAACTAATTGTCTTCAAATCTTCAATTTTCATGTATATATTCTCCTTTTTTTGTAGTATTTTCAAGAATATTATAACATGATATGATTTGAATTTGAATCAGAAATAATTGCCAGTATGATTATTCGTTATTTTCAGCAATCTGTTTCAGGTTTTCATTTAATTTTTTTAATTTATCTTCACTTATTTTGTTTTTGTAAATTAAGTCAATTGTTTTTTCCAATAACTCAGTAGTTTCCTTTTTAAGAGCTATATATTTTTCATTTTTTTCTCTTAAATCTCTCCCCAAAAATTCATTTAATTTCTTGTATTCTTCAGGGGACAATATAATATGCTTATTGTCGACCACTATTTCATTTGGTTTGGTCGGAATAGATTCATCGGGACCCGTTGGAATATATGGTTTTTTCCCTTTTAACACCCCTTTTTCGAGGTCAAGGGCTAGTTCAATATTTCTTACATCTGCGGATTTTGGACGTTTCGTCCCCTCCTCAAATGCTTGTAAATCCTCTTTAGAAACTCCCGATAATGCAGATATATCAGCGTATCTTAACATTTTATCCGCCCTTATTTTTTTCAGATTGCTAGCAATAATATTTTTACTATCATTTTCTTCTATCATCAATCTTTCCATTGGCACATCATATCCCATTAGCCAGGCTTCATTTACATTCAATGCTTTAGCTAATTTATAAATATTTCTTTGTTTCGGTTCATATGAACCAGAAATATATGTGCTTATTGAGGATTTGCCAATACCTGTAGCATTTACTAAATCAATTTGTTTAACATTTCTGAGTAACATTGCTTCTTTTAATCTTTCTGAAATGGTAGCCATTATTATCACCTCGCACAGATTATATCACAATAGTTCAGAAAAAGCAACATAAAAATCACGAGAAATAAAAAAAGTTCATAAAAGCAAATAAAAAACTTGACAATAGTTCAGAAATGTGATATACTAAGTTCATAAAAGTGAACTAAGGGGGTGTTAAAATGAATAAAGAAGAAAAAGAAAAGTTTGACTATAGTAAGTTACGTGGTCGAATAAAAGAATGTTTTGGAACTGAAAAATCATTTGCAAAAGAGCTTGGTCTTACTGCTCCTGTGCTTAGCAGTCGTTTGACGAACAAAACAGAGTTTACGCCAACGGAGATTTTTAAATCTTCAATTCTTTTAAATTTTGATAGTTCATATATAGGTACATATTTTTTTAATCCAAAAGTTCAGAAACAAGAACAAAGTTTTTAACTTTTTAATAATTAATATATTATTTTTTACTACTATAAATCTACTAAGAGGTGATGAAAATGGAAGAATGCAAAATTCAACAAATGCAGCTTAGACAATTCAAAGAATATTTTGGGATTGACGAGCAAACAGTAAAACGTTGGATACATAAAAAAGCTTTTCCAGCATACAAACAAGGAGGCAAATGGTATGTTGATATTCCGGCATATTATAAATGGCGTGAGCAAGAACATATGAACAGCTATAAATATGCTTAACGTGAAATTTAGAAAAACAAGAAGTTAGGAGAGGAGAGTGAGAAAAGTGGCGACAGTAACGATTAATTATGATACAGGGGGCGTTGATTAGAGGTGAAATAATACCTTCGTCAATCGAATGGCTTGTTAACGAGGTTATTATACCGCTTCACGATTTTGACAGCGATATAAGTGATATAAAGGAGAATGAACATGAAAAAATATCTAATTAAATATAGCTATATACCTGATGATGGGGTGCCGATGATTAAGACTGATTATGCGATTATTGACGCCAAATCAACAGAAAAAGCGAAACAAATATTTATAGCGAGTTTCCCTAATTTTAAAATATTAAATATTTATAAGGAGGTGAAGTCAAATGTATAAATGGATAATAAGAGTATCAGCGGCGGCAGTAGGTACGGTGTTATTAGTAATGCTTAAAGCGTTAGATTTTAACCCTATACTTTACATATTCCCGATTATACTGATACTTTTTTCTTTTTTGAATGTTGTAGATGATTATGAAAAAACAACACCTATTGCGGAGGACGTGCGTAAGGTCGTAATCAAGCCGGATAATCGGCAGTGGAACTTTGCTGACGAAGAGTGTAGCAGAACATCTAAAACGATAGAAGAAAAAAATCAAAGAAATATTAAAATTGGTATAGGAGTGAGATAAAATGAAAATGAGAAAAACAAGAAGACGCAAAACAGTAATAGCGTATTTGGACGGTAAAGAACTTTGTGACGTTGTCGATGCGGCACTTGACAGCAATATAATGCTTAACGATATGAAAAAGTTGTTAATTGCTGAGAATCCAGGTCATAAGGTAACTTTCAATGTAGAGGTGAGATAATATGAGAGTATATGAAACTGACTATGATGGTCGTTGTGTAGTATGCGGAAAACCCTTACATAAACCACGACGAATATATTGTAGTGATAAGTGTATGCACCACAAAAGAGACACAAAAGGACAATTCCCGTACACGCCTGAAACGGAGGAACATATATGTATATGGCACTACAAAGATAGCGGGTTTTCGCGAATGACATCGGAAAACAATCCTGAAATGTCTATTTGGAATGATGTAGGTATTCAGAAAATTGAAGATATTGTTAAGAAGTGTCAAAAAAACGGAAAATATAAAAAGTATATAAATAAGTACATAAGTTCTGAAAATATATAAAAAAGGAGATAAGAATATGGAATTTGGGAAAGCGCAAATTGAAGCGGCTAGAGCAATAAGAGAAATGGAAGAACGAGAGAAAAAGAGAAGAGAAAAAAAGATAAATGAAAAAAAGAATAAGATTTTAAATTGTCCATGTTGCGGCAATGTAGCTTATCATCATGATAGTTTCGGCAGAAACACAATAGAATGTCCGAAATGTGGACTGACTACGCCTGTGAGAAATAGTAAAGAAGACTGTTTAAAAATATGGAATACAAGAAAAAACTAAAAGCCCGCAAGTGTCGGAACACAAAACGGGCAATTAAAAAAATAAAAAATAAATCCAACTTGATATTAGCATATCTTACGAAATCTGTCAAGTAGGAAAATGATGAATGTAGCAGAGATTGTGAGGTGATATTAATGCAGTGTAATAGGGATTGTTTTAATTGTCTTTATCCTGATTGCGTTGTAGACGAGCTTCTACCGGAAGATTTAAATGAAATTGCACAAAGAGATAAAGAGATTAGGCATGATAATAAAGATAATAAACGCAAAAAGGAAGCAGAATATAACCATAAATACTACGTCTCACACAAAAAAGAAATATTAGAACGCCAGCGAAAATACCGTGCAGAGCATAGGGATGAAATAAATGAGCACATACGTAAATACCGTGCCGCACACAAAGATAAAATATTAGAACAACAGCGTAAATACTATGTAGAGCAAAAAAGAAAGAAAGATAAAAAGTCCGTAAGTTTAATAACATAAGACGGGTAATTAAAAATAAAAAATAAATCTAATTTAAGACAATGAAAGGAGAAAATGTAATGTATAAAAGCATATTAGATATGGCGGAGGGAGCAATAAAGGAACGGTGTGACATCGAAATGTCCAAAATTATTGACAACATTATGGACATAAATACAGCGGCGACAAAAGCGCGAGAACTAAAATTGACGGTTAAATTCACACCGTCTTCAGACAGGAAAAATGTGCAGGTTTCAACGCAAGCGCAATGTAAATTGCAACCAACTGAGCCGCTGGCAACCGCATTATATATAGGCGCAGATGAAAACGGCGAGGTTGGAGCGGTGGAGCTTACCAGGCAAATACCCGGACAAATGAATATAGACGGGCAAGAGCAGGCAGAGCCGCCAAAATTAAGATTAGCTAAATAAATATAAAATAAAGGAGTTTTTAAAATGATTAAAGCAGCAATAGAGAAAATTCAAGAGATGTGCAGAGGGCAGGTGTTCGACATTGACGGAGAACATTATAGTGACATGAAATTACAAAGAATTGAACCACCGGAATATAGACCTTCGGTATTGAAATTATACAGCCTTGACGCACTGATAGAAATTTTAAAAGAAGAAACTTCAAAAATTTCTAAAAATAAAGATGTATTTGTAAATGTCATAACTCCCACGCGCATTGAAGTAGTTACGACTTATGATGACAAAGCTACAAGAGATTGGTTGTTTTCTGTAGACGCTAAATTGCCGGATTTACCGCTTAATTATTTTCACAATAAAGAGGAAATGATTATCGCACTAAAAAGCGTGTTTAACCCAGGTGACGGAGTTGATTACATAATTAATTTGCTTAAAAAAGTTACAGAAGAAAGCAATGTTTCGACGGATGACAATGGAATTAGCCAGTCAGTTGAGGCAAAAAAGGGAATTGCGCTGAAAGAAAATATAGAAATAAAACAGCGCGTGATATTGGCTCCATTCAGAACGTTTTTGGAAGTCAATCAACCCGAAAGCGAATTCATTTTGCGGCTGAAAGAGGGCGCTCATGTCTTGCTAAAAGAAGCTGACGGAGGAGCATGGGAACTTACCGCCAAGAAAAATATTAAAGCATATCTAGAAGAAAAATTATGCGGCGTAAAAGGATTATATGTAATAGCTTAGCTTAACAAATATTGACCGTGCTGTTCGCTCGGCACGGTCAGAAATAAAATTTATCAGTGCAAAAACATTTTAAAAAAATAAAAAATAAATTTAATACGAGGAGAATAAAAAAATGAAGATGACTAAAAACGATTTAATAAAAATTAGTGTAGATAAAGAATTAAATGTCTCAATAGGAGTTGATGGAAATCCAGCTGAAATTTTGGCGGCTTTGGGTGCAGTAATGCAAGATATATTAAATGGTATAAGTGCAGAAACAGGTGTTGGTTTTGAGTGTCTTGCAGAAGCATATTGTCGTCATGTAAAGGAAGGCAATGCAGACAACGCAGAGGAGGAATAAATAATGAAAATGTCTAAAAATGATTTACTAAAAATTGAAATTGATAAAGATGGAGAATGCACAATTGGGCTTAATGGAAAACCTTCGGTGATTTTGTTGAATCTAAGCATAGCAACACAATCAATAATAGATAAGATATGTTCATCTAGTGGTGTTGATACGAAACTTATTGCACAAAACTATGCCGAAAATGCAAAGAAAATCATTACAGAAACCGCCACAGACGATACTCCGGAAGTAAATGATATGGCAAAAAAAATGTTAACCTTGATAGATGAAATATTGGATTCTTTAGAGGAGGACGAAAAATGATTATACAAAATTTATCAACTAAAGAAATAATAGAGCCTGAGGACAGGCTTACATATGCGCTGAACCGCTGTGGAATTGGAATAATCAATGAAAAGGCTCCTGACTTTGACTGGTTTGTTAAAGAGATTATTCCTGAGTTTTTAGAGCTGTTTTACAGTGGCAATTATGTTGAGACCGATGAGCCGGAGGAAGAACTGCCCTATGGATATTATGACAAGCTGGACGAAGAATATGAAAACAAGCGATTAGGAGGAATATAATATGTCACAAGAAAAATTGAATACTGTAGATATAAAAGGCAAGCCGTATGTGCTTGTTAATGAGCGAGTAAAGGCGTTCAGGAAAAATTATCCTAATTATGGATTGATAACAACTATCGTGGAATTATCGGAAAAGCGTGTTATTATGTGTGCAACAATTAACAACCCTGACGGTTTTCCGATTGCTACGGGTTATGCTTACGAGGACGCAGGAAGTTCTTTTATTAACAAAACTTCATACATAGAAAATTGCGAAACGTCCGCCTGGGGCAGAGCATTAGCCAATCTCGGGATAGGTATTGATGGTAGTATGTGCAGTGCTGAAGAATTGGGAAATGCACTTTTAAACCAAAGTAAACCAGCAAAACGTACGAATGAATCTATCGCAAAACAGATTGATGATATGATTGATGATGAGCCGCTTAAGACAATAAATATAGCGGCTGTAAACACCTTAAAAGCAAAGTTAGATGAATATAACACCGTGTGCGGTAGAAATGCTACTGAACAGGAAATTTCTAAATTTTATAAATGCTCCAATTTTAATGAATTCGATTACACTAATTTTAAAAATTGCATAACAATGCTTGATGGGGCAATCAAAAAAGTTGGAGCGGATAAGAAATGAGATTAACCGGAACGATTAAAGATATAAGCATGGGTTTTTTAGACGGCGAGTGCAAATTAACACTCGCCGTCAATGAAAAAAATGACTTAAAACTTGCTTATGACGAATTGTCACAATGTGAGTTATTGGACATTGAACTCAAAAAACACCGTAAAAAAAGGTCGCTGAATGCTAACGCTTATCTATGGGTGTTATGTGGTAAGTTGGCCGATAAAATAGGCGTTGATAAAGAATCTGTATACCGTCAGCATATCCTAAATGCTAACGTATATCGTGTTGCGGAAATTAACGAAAATGCCGCCGATACGTTAATCAAAGGGTGGCAGATGAACGGTGTTGGCTGGATAGCCGAAAGGGTGGACGAATCCAATAAAGATGGATTTGTGCTTGTCAATCTGTATTACGGCAGTAGTACATATAACACTAAGCAGATGTCAAGATTGTTGGATAGTGTTATTGATGATTGCAAAGACCAGGGGATACAGACCATGACACCGAATGAAATCGCTAAACTAAAATCATTATGGAAAGCTGAAAAAATAAATGGATAGCATTATACAATATGACAAATCGCATTGCTACATCTGTGAAATGAGCGAATGCGGAGACCATTTAGACAAGCATCATATATTTGGCGGCGCTCTTCGTGGTATGTCGGAAATATACGGCTTGACGGTCTATTTACATCACAATAAATGTCATATATTCGGGGAATACAGCGCACACCAAAACTATTACATTAGAGTTAAATTACAAGAAATAGCCCAAATAAAGGCTATGGAAGTATACGGTTGGAGCGAGAACGAATTCAGAAAAATTTTCGATTGTAGTTATATAAATCTTTAAAAGGAGAATGAAAAATGATTAATAAAGTAATATTAATGGGTCGGTTAACCAGGAACCCGGAAGTTAGATATACAAGCACTAATAAGCCAGTATGTAGTTTTGATGTTGCTGTCGCCAGCGGTTATGGCGACAGCCAAAAGACGGATTTTATAAATTGCATAGCATGGAATAAGGCGGCTGAGTTCCTCGGTAAATATTTCAATAAAGGTATGATGGTGATTGTTGGTGGTCGAATTTCAACTCGCACATGGGAAGGGAAAGACGGCAAAAAGAATTATGTTACTGAGGTTATAGCGAATGAACTAGACTTTGGTGAAACAAAAAAGGCGAGAGATGAATATAACGGTTACAGTCGCCCTAAACAACAAAATTCAACACCTCAAAAGGCGGCTGATGATTTTGAGGTGCTTGACGACTTACCTAATGACTTGCCATTTTAAGGGAGTGTAGAAAATGGAAGAACAAAAAGCGTATTATGCTATCATTCCGGCAGATGTGAGGTATGATGATAAGTTGCCAGCCAACGCGAAGCTATTGTATGGAGAAATAACGGCTCTGACAAACGAAAAAGGCTATTGTTGGGCTGGAAACAGATATTTTGCTGATTTATATAACGTAACAACCGTTACGGTCTCTAGGTGGATAAAAATGCTTTGTGATAAGGGGTATTTAACAAGCAATATTTTTTATAAAAGCGGGACAAAAGAAATTGAATGCAGACAATTGTCAATCACTGGAAACAAGACAATTGTTCAGCAAAAATGCTATGACCCTATTATTAAAAATGATAATACCCCACCAATAGAAATGTTAAGGGGTGTTAACAAAAATGTTAAGACCCCTATACAAAAAAGTGCGCCACCTATTAACAAAAATGTTAAAGAGAATAATACATATAATAATACATTTAATATTACATCTAATAAAAAGAAAGAAAGAAGAAAGAAAACCGGGTATGATGAGATAATAGATTCTCTTGTTGAAAATGAAGAATTAAAAGATACATTGCGAGAATTTATAAAAATGCGAAAGATGATTAAGGCACCTATGACGGACAAAGCATTAAAATTACTCATCACTAAAGTTTCTGAAATGGGGGACGTAGAAACACAGATTGAAATACTTAATCAATCAATTGAAAATAGCTGGAAGTCAGTCTATCCGCTTAAAAATAATACGACTAATACTGTCAGCGTAGCTAAAAGCAAGTTTAATAATTATATTGACACTAACAAAACTGATTATGAAGGTTTAGAAAAGAAATTACTTGATAACATGTTAGGGGAACAGCGATGATAAAATTCACGATAAGCGGAAGGCTGCCGAGCCTTAATGATTATATCAACGTATGCAGACATAACAAATATAAGGCGGCGGCATTTAAGAAGCGGATTGATACTCAGATAATTTCTGAGATACGAAAACAGCGGATAGGTAAAGCAAAAACGCCGGTATACATAGATTTTTTATGGATTGAAAAGGACAGAAGGAGAGACCTTGACAATATATACTCCGGTAAAAAGTATATACTGGACGCATTG